AAACTTGGTGTCATAGCCCGGTCCCGTTTCCATCACCACGTCATAGCGGCCCACCGTCAGGTCATTGAGCACCTTCCCGATGGCTTGTGCATCGGGCGTATTGATCTGCGTGGCCGTGGGATTGCCGTCCTCGCCGATGATGCGGATGGTGCGTTGTGTGTCGTAATAATGCGGGATCAAGTCCAGCAAGATAAGACCCGTCCAGCGGATCGAGCGGGTTAGATTGTCGTAAAAATGGTAGTTCGACAGATCGGACTGACCTTGTCGCTTCGCCACCATCGCGCCAGAGGTTTCCTGCCCGGGTGCGCCCAATGCCGGGTCGAACATCCCCGCTACAGCCTTCAAATCCTCGCTGGCGCCCATGGCCGCGTTCACGCTGGCCGCGGGGATGGCCTGGGGCTGTTGCCGCTGGGGAGGCGGCAGCATCTGGCCGGAGTCATCCGTAAGTGGCTTGTATTTCAGGCTCGAATAATTCTTGGTGTTGGCCTGATCCCACTCATCTTCGTGACCTTCGTCCTGCCCCTCCGCCATCAACCATGGAGCCTTGGGCGCCATTGCGGCAAATTCCGTCTCTTGACTGCGCCAGAAGTTGTACATCTTCTGCGGGTCTTTGAGGTTGCGCACCATCCCATAGCGGATGAGACGGTCGCCATCCAGGAGCTCGCCGCCATAGACGGGAACGATCGGGATGTATTTGCCGGGCCAGTCCCGTTTTTCGAGCTCGCCAGCTCCCGAGAGTTTCGACCATTTCACCGTGCGTTTCATGGTATCGCGGCGGTCAATGATCGTGACGTCCGTCGATTCCAGAATGTCCGCATCGGGCAAGTCCGATTTGTACATCGTCTGGCCGTTGGACAATCGCACAAGTTCCTCTGGCTCTTCTTCGATGCGCCAATATTCGGCCACCATCACTTCGTCTTTTTTGGCGTAGCCCGCCATGCTGTCGCCGGTCTTGAAATCTGAAACTTCCTTTTTTGGGTAGAGTTTCTTGTATTCCTCTTTTCTCATCGGCTCAACGATCAAACCCCACTGAGCATCAGAGCCATCCGGTGTCACGCTGCCAGGATCAAAGTAAACCGAGAACGGGTTTCGGACGCGCTCCACGCACAAGTCCTGGTCCCAGCTCTTTTCATCGCAATATTTGCTAAGCACGCGCCAGTAGCCCCATCCCATGCGGACTTGAGAATCGGCAGCAGTGTCGTAGGCTGTGTCTGCGTTGCTTGAAACCTCGATATGGCGAATCAATCCTTCGATGACTTTAGCCACAGCCTCATCAGCCCCATCTGCCACAGGATGCACCTTGATGCGCGGGCGCTGCTGGCGCATGTTGTTGACAACAGAACGGACAAACGTATCGGTCTTGTTGATCGTGAGGCAGGGGCGCTTGTCGAGTTGGCGCGCCATGCGAACCTCATTTGGCCATTGCTCGCCTGCGGCAAATTGCAGATCATCATGCGCGGCCTGGCGATTCCCGTTGTCGGAATCGATCGCAAGATGCAGGCGATCTTTGGCCTCCTCCAGCACTGATTTGCGAGGATCGATAGAGGTTTTAGCCATTGTTTATTAATCGGTGGCGCTTTTTAATTGGCTGGCCACGCCAAGGAGAAAAGCATATGCATTGGCGGCGTCGAAAAAGGACACATTGGTCAAGGGCATGCCATCGCGCTCGAACGATATCCATTTGACACCATCATCCCGCTTTGCAATCGTCAAGCCCAGCTTGAGCGCCAGCTCCACCACTTTGATGGCCATGAAGAGGCTGTTGTGGCTTTCGAAGCAATGCACCTCGTCTGCTAATCCTTTGTTTCCCTGAATATCAATCATTGTTTGGTCTTTGGTTCAGCCCATCCAGCCGTTTGGTTGGGGAATACGTTGTGGTTTATGCTTCACTTCGTCGGATTTCTTTGATTGGCGCGTCAGGCCGGGGAATAGCTCCGACAACACCCAGAAAAGTGCATCTGCCCGATTCGGGGATTTGTCGCCTAGGTAACCATAAGTACTAAAGGCTGTAATCTCGTCTTCGAGCTCCTGGAAATCGCCGACGTGGCGAATCTTTCCCTGCTCGTAAAGAGCGCTAAATGGCTCAGAACGAACAACCTTGCCGCGTGTTGCGGTGACAGCTCGGAACGATGGGCGCACTTGCATCTCCGCAGCTGCCGCTCTGATGGTAGAGCCGACCATTGCGCCCCCGTAATTGGTTTCCCCCACGATCACGTCGCCATCGTGGCGCTGCCATGCATTCACGGCCACGCGCCCCCATGTTGCAGGCCCGGCTTTAATAGTACAGTCTTCCAGGATATAGGCGTTTCCATCGGTTCCAATGCCGCCCACCACAATACCAATGGCATCGTTATCCGCGTTGTCCATGTCCCCAGACCCAGATGGGTCCACTCCCACGACAATACGCACCATGTCGGGCAACGCAGTATCACCATCAACACGCCATTTATCGATTACCTCTGAGGGAAACAACTGATTGGGTGTGGCATCGGCAAATTCACCCTTCAGAAACCGCTTTTGGAGCCTTGGACTCATGCCCTTGAGAGTCTCTAAGTACAAGGCGCTGAGATTATCCAGGTTGTCTTCTGGATTGATCTGGAAACTGTCGTATGCCTCTTTATCCGACATTGGCTTGCCGGTCTCAGGATCTCGTTTCTCGATAAACCGTTTGTAGGTCCAATGTGCTTTAGAAGGCGGGTTGCAATCGTAATAAGCCCGCGGACGCAGTGGCGTCGGCCCTCTACCCTCTATGTCCATGTCAACCAGTTGTGCCAATCGAGTCAGCGCAATATCCACAGACCCCATTGGAATCTGCGAGCATTCATTGAAATACTCAGTGATATATTCTTGCCCTAGGATTTTCTCGGTGCGCTCTTTGTCGTCTAAGCCGGCGAACCATATTTCGCTGCCATTTTTGAAGGTCACATACAGATCGCCCTTATGTAGATCGAATGGAACCCCTGGAAACGCCAGCTTCATTACCTTGGGAAAGGTATCCAGCACAATGGAGCTTTTGATGTGGTTCAGCCGATACCTGAATATCACATGTCGGCTTCCCGGCGCTTTCAATGCCCGGAACACCAAATTACGAACATGCAGAAATGTCTTGCCGCTACGAGACCCTCCAAATAGCATGCAGTGCATCGATTCACCGGCACATATCGCTTGCGCCGCCTGCTGCTTTGCTGTGAGCTTCACAGCGCTTCGTCGTGACTCGTCGCGACTATGCGGATAGCCCCTCCATCAGTCCCCTGCAGCGTCTGCTCGATCTTCTCGCCGTAGCGCTTGGGGTCCCACTTGGCCAACAGCTTCAGCCGCGTCTCGATGCGCAGTTTGGAGCGCTGGACGTGCTCTGCATTGAATGCGACGCCGCCAGCTTCGCCATCCTTGCCTGCCTTCTCCATATAGTCGTTCCGGCTGTCGTCAGCGATTTCGAGGCATGTTTCAGCGATTACATCGAACCCAGCCAACCTCGCGCGCGCGATGGCGGAAGCGAACTCGGGGTATTCAACTACCCAGTTGCGCACCGTCCGGTCTGTCGGCATCCCCTCCTCGCGGCAAATGGCACGCAGTGGCTCCCCTTCCGCTATCCGCTCACAAATAGCATCGGCTACTTCCTGCAAGAACATGACTACGCCCCAGCCGCCTCAGATACTTCCACACCCACCACATCCCCATCCGTAATAAGGGCGAACGTTTCCCCGTGCTCTTTGAATGTAGGGTATTCAATCTCTGAAAAACGCACCACATCCCCCGCCCGGAGCGCCCGACGTCCATCTTCGGCATCGAAATACATTTGCATGGGGCGCAGCGTCTTGGGGTCTTTCTTACCAGGACCCACCGCAATGACGATGCCGCGGTTGTAGCTCTCGATGGCTTGGTCTTTCCCCCGCCAGGCATCGGTTTTGATCGGCGCGATAAAGCCGGGGATGTTGGTCACGATGCTGGGATCGAGTTTGACCACCACGCGGTTGTGCAAGGGATGCATCATTTTTTCGGTTCCGGCTTTTTGAGCTTGTCGCGCAAGTGCTTGGGGAGGAGGTCGGCGAGCTTCATGATTTTCGCTCTGACGCCAAGATCAGCGAGATAGGTGCGATATCGACATCGGGGCGCTCGTTGCGCTCTGCTTCTATGTGTATCGTTTTGACCCTCTTGCCGTTAGGAAGTCGCCAGACCTGTGAATCACTCATGATGTTGTACTCTCCGGGCGCATATCCTGCGGCATACATTTCTGCGCTTGTACGAAATTGATGTTTCATGCGGTTCCTTGTGATTCGGTTGCCCAGCCCCGCGCGCAGCTGCCGGGAGACAGCGGGCCGCGCCTTGGTTCGTGCTGGGCTGTGCCTGTTACGCGCCACTACGAGGCACGCTGGCGTAGCCACTTGCACCGTGAGCCGGGCCCTGACGGGCGGTGATGGCCTGCGATGGTGTAGAGGTGACAGATAGATCGCCGCCCGCGAATGCAATACCTCTGGGCTTTGCCGTGTGTGATGAGGTCGTCTCGGGGCGGCTGAAACAAAAAAGCCCTCCATTGCAGAGGGCTCTATGAGCTTTACCGGCGCCGCCGCCTCCTTCATGGACGGGCGACTCCTATGCGTATGCGCTCAGTCGTTAGCGGATTCTAATCCAGCTTTTGGATATCGTGTCAACTTTTTTCACACATTGCGATTTATCAGCATCTGGCGCCCGTCGCGTAGATACAACGCCAATCCTTCGAGAGAGGTTCCAATGGCCTGCGCGGCGCGGCGCGGGGATATCGGTTTGATATAGCTCCAATTAACCGCGGCGCGGTGCGGCGCAGGAAGGGCTACCACCGCTTTTGCGATCTTTATGGCGTCTGAGGTATCCACTGGCAAACCTGAGGCCGCGCCATAGTCACCGCGCGCGCGCGCTGGTGCTATGTAGAGACGGAACATGGGGCTCATTGCAGGCGCTCCAGAGCCATTACACCAGCGCGCCCAATTCGTCAGCCGCTTATGGATTTCGGCATGTTTTTCCTCGACCGCATGGAAATCGATGTCCTTAACTCGCATCAGCATGGGCTTCCTTATCAATAATTTCCTCAAAATCCTCCAACCGCACATCCCCGCCGCGCAGCTTGAGTGCCAGATCGCAGATGGCGTCGTTGATGCATTTGCGGTCCAGCTGCCAGCGCAGGCGGTCGCATGCCAGCAGGCCGCTCACAATCGAGGCCCGGCGTGATTCGGGAATCTCGGGCTCGCCAGCTTGGTCGTGGAGCGCATTGACGGCGCCACGGACGACGCGGATGTCAGGATCGTCGGGACGGATGCCCTGCGCGAGCGCTGCCCCCAAGATCACGAATAGGACCTTCCCCGCCTGGTTGACCAGCGCGTGACTGTTCGCACCCGTGAGCGCGTGGATAAAGGCTGTGGTGGTGGTGCTGCGCCATTGCTGCACCAACACCGCGCGTTCGACGGCACTGATCCTCAAGGCAAAATATCCTTGAGTTTGACACCGAACGGCGTCACGCAATCGCCGGTCACGGCGTAGCTCAGACGCGATTTCGGGTCGCCCGGGTCTTTCTCGAATCGCACCACCTCGCCGAACATCGCCATGGCGCGCAGCATGCGGTGCGCGATGGTGATGTCCATCGTGAGCGCTTCCGCTACTTCCGCCGTGGTGCGCACGCCCTCTTCGTGCAGGTGCGTCCAGATTTCACAGGCTCTTGTCATGGGCCAGCCTTTCCAAGGTGATATTGAGGGCTTTCATTTCGTCCATTTTCCGGATGCGCCAAAGCGCTTTTGTGCCATGCCAGCCGCTGGGGCCTCTATGGCAATCTGCACAGAGGCTTATGCAGGTGTATTGAAGTCCTTGCACAATATGGTGCGCTTCGCCGGGAGCGGGTGCGTCGCACAGGCTGCACGCGAGCTCCTTGATGCGAGCGAGATAGCGGCGCTGGCGGTCGGTCAGGCGGTTGTTCACACGCAAACCTCCTGCGCATAGACCGGCTCTATATCAGACTGCGCGGCCATCGCAACATTAACGCCCATCGACTGAAGAGCGGCAACATAATCGCCTCCTCGTCTTGTGGCCCTCGCGCGAACCGCTTTCGGGCTCAATCCCAAAGACCTGACAAGCAAATAAACCGGGACCACTTGTCCGGCATATTCGACTTTTATGGTGTTTGACCGATTGAGCGCCTGCTCCAATCGAGTGGCCCACCTGCAATTGCCAGGAAAATATCCCAACTTACCATTGATTCTGTCGATAGAGGTCCCGGCTGGGCGCGACCCCATATCCGCAAGAAAGTTTTCAAAATTGTGCCACCTTGGGTCTACCCTAATTCCAATTGCACCATAGCCGGCGTAATTCGGTTTGTTGCCGCCCCATTCGCAACGATCCATCATTGATGCCCAAGAGTTGTATGTTGGAGTTCTACCCGCACCAGCTTGTCCATGAATCTTTCGAATATTTAAACCTTCTTTTTGATAACACCCACAGGAGCGAGTAAGGCCACGTATTAACGATTGAGCCATGACGCTTTTTTCAACGCCACAATCACAACGGCACCAGAACTTTGCGTGTTTGCTAGAGTCCGGCAAAAACCAAAGAACCTGCATCCTGTGGAATTTTTCACCCGTTAAATCATTTCTTGCTTGTTTTGGCATGCCCACAATATACCATTGTCTGAGCCCCACGCATACACAAATTCTATTAAATCTGCGCATTCTTTTTTCGATAACTTGCTGGTTTTCCGATAAACAATATCAACGCCATATCCGTCTAGAGCCGGTAAAAGCTCAACTTGCTGATTTGTTGCCCTGCACCATGCGGCAGTCAATAGCCTCTTCCAAACTTCGATGTCTTGCTTTTTCCCAGCCCATTCTTTGGCCTTGGAGATTTCAGCAATAAGCGCATGTAGCAAGGCGTTCTCGGCATTGGTGCGATTTGGCTCGCTGATGACTACCGCATAGCCCTCTGGCGTCTCATTGATCGCCTGATGGGCACGCAGACGGGCTTGCGGGTGAGCGAGGATGATGGTTCGTTTCATACGTCGATGCTTGGTTTCTTCCAAAATCTGCCGCTCGATGTGCAGACATTAATGCACTTGAAATCTCGCGCAAGAATGGAGCCCATGACACTGCGAACCTGTGGGGAGTCTTTGATCCCGGCTTTGCGCATTAGGTCGAACATTTTGAAACGCTCTGGCATGGTGTCGAACACTGCCGCGATTTTTTCGAATCGACTGCCCATTACGCCGGCGCCAGCGGCTTCTTTTTGTTTATCGCTCATTGTTCTTTCTTCCATGCGGCATAGGCCCAGGCTCGGGCGCGTATGAAAGTTTGCTTGCTCATTTCTTCACCCCCAGCGATAACAAAAGCCAGTCGTCGTAGGCGTCCTTTGCGCTAAAGCCCATTCCCATCATCGTCCACTGTGTCCAACAATGCCACACACCGAATATCCTGCGCAGGCGCGGCTTCATGCGATCACCATTACTTCGATGTCGTGCACGCTTTTCATCAGGTGCTGCTTCACCCTAAACAGTGGGGTCACAACGCCTTTTACGTCTTCGACGACGATCTTGCAGGCCTTCACATCAGCGTATCGAAAATCGGCCTTGTAGCGCAGCGCGGGCTTCTTGCGTCCGCCAATCACCACTGCTGGCGCAAGCACATAAATCGGCTGCCGCTCAAGGTTTGCGATGTACCCGGCGCGCTGAAGGATGACAAGTTCGCCAAAGCGCCGGGCCTCTGCTTTGCTGTCAAAGACGATTCCAGAGACGTTTGTTTTGAGGGCGCCGTATTTGCTCACGACTCACTCCCCGTCCAACTTCCAATCTGGAGCGCAATGAACGTCAGCCCGAACAGCACCCCCACCACGAGCGTGATGAGGATGTCGACCACGAACAGAGCCGCCGCGCCGATGTGTTTCATGTGGCCTCTTCCAGCACCGTTTCAATATCAACGCCATGGTGATTCGCCGCCAGCGTCAGATGACCGCCGAAGCGCTCATGCAGGTCCGCCGCAATTTCCTCGTGATAGCCGGTCTTCCAGAGTGCGCAGGCTGTCTTGATGTGTTCCACCATGACGCGCTTCTCTGTTTCGATGGAGAGGTGATAAATGATGGCCTCGCCGTTGTTCGGGCATGTCGCCACGAAGGTAAATCGGTACTTGTTCAAAGCAAAATCCCCTGTTGTGCAATATCGATGTCAGGCACGATGAAACCCCAGCGCGCCGGCGCGTTATGAGATTCGATGCGCGCCCGCATGACTTGGGCGCGCGCCTCCTTGGTCGGTGGCATGTATGTGCCGCGCCAGTTCTGGTCTTTGCCGATGTTCTGGCCGATGTTGGTGCTATCGGCGCTCGACAATGGCAGGCGACTGAAAACTTCAGGGTTGAGCATCCGCAAGCCGTGCAGCTTGCACAGCGGGCGTCCTTCGTCGTCGCACAGCACCCGCATGGCGCGGGCCATCTGACCCCACCATGCAGCCGTCCCGACCGTAGCGAACTCGCCTGAGCTGCCGATGCAGACGCGCGGGAAGGAGGATGCCAGTCGCTCCAGGCGCCCAAGGCTTTCGTGCATATGCCACACCGGCGCTCCAAACCAGCGCGGCAGCGGCCACTCCGCGAGTAGCGCATCATTCGCTGCCTCGTCGCCGTCGATCACATCCGGGATCACGGCAAAGTCACATGACGGGATCAATTTGCACTGCGCGGCCCATGCATAGAACGCGCCCCAGTCCTGCACCGGCTTACCCTGTTTCCATGCCGTGAAAGCACCGTTGTCGATAGCGAAAGACTGGCAGACTTCCGCGGCCAATGCGAGGTTGCGCGGATCAGAAAAACTCACAAAACCATGGCCAGCAGTCAACGCCGTTGCCGCGGCCGTCTCTGGTGTGATGGGGAGCCCATGGTAATGGATCATACTTTCCCCTTCGCTGCATAAGCCCGAACCCGCGCAATCCGAGCATCATCGGCACGCACAAACCATGCGCATTCACGCTCTCGCGTCATGCTCGGGTAGATGTATTTCGGCTGTTTGGTGCAGCCGCCAAAGCCAAGACGGGCCATCGCCGCGCCAGTGTCGCCGTGGGATTTGAGGTGCTGGCACTCTTGGCAGGTCATCCCATCAACCCCGCAAACGGGCTGCCGTGGTCTTTCCAAACCAGCCCCAACCGAATCCGCGATGCATAGCCCGGTTTGAGGCCAAGCCGCGCCTCCCGATTCAGTTCGAGCGTGCAATGAAGCGGCTCAATACGGAAGGAGTTTTGACGATGGCTCCAAAGGAGCGCCCAGAGCTGATCGGCATCTTTGATCACAGACTTCCTCCCTTTGACAAGGAACCATGTTTTATCGGCGGCTCACCCGCCCACCCGCTGAATCTTGTTTGATCGCCGATATAGCTCAGGCTGATGATGCCGCAGCGCCCTTGCCGGTTCTTGGCAATGTTGGCTTTGGCGTAATGGGCCCATTCGATTCCCAAATCCGGTTTTGCTTGAATCGGTCGATGCACGAATATCACCACGTCCGCATCCTGTTCGATGGCGCCGGAGTCGCGCAGGTCGCTCAGATTCGGTGTGTGATCGATACGCTCTTCAACCTTGCGATTCACCTGCGCGAGGCACAGAATGGCAATGTCCAATTCCTTCGCCAGCGTCTTGAGCCCGCGGCTGATTTCCTCAAGCTGATAGACGCGCGGCTGCTTCGCATCCAGTCCGGACATCAGGCCGATATAATCGATCATCAGCACATTCAGGCCATGCAGCCGCTTGATGTTGCGCGCCTTGCTGCGCACCTGATTGATGTTCAAGCCGCCATGGTCGGACACGTAAAAATTCAGATGTTTGGCACGCTCGGTGCCATCCACCACGCGGTCCCATTCCAGCCCATTGCCTTTGTTCGGGCGCTTGACGCTAGACAGACTGACATTGCCCAACATGGCTGTCATGCGGTCCCGCACCTCGTTGTGCGGCATCTCCATCGACAGCATCGCCACGGTGTAATCGCCGGCCATGTGCAGCCCGATGGTCATGGCCAAGGCTGTTTTGCCCATGGATGGACGCGCGCCCACCACGACCATCTCGCCCGGCCGCAGCCCACCTTCGAGGTAATCGTCTAGATCGGGCAGGCCAGTCGGCCACGCGCGAATCTTGCCACCAGCACGGTCTTCCAGCACCTGTCCGTGATGCACCATCCCTTCGTAGGCGCTCACCCATTCGTCGCGCGGCGCATCGTCCAGCAGCTTCGCCAGTTGGCCCTGAGCCGCCTCCACACGGTCTTCGATGGTGCGCGCATGGTCTTGTGCCAGCTCGGTGAGTTCGGCGCTCACAGCCAGCAATGCGCGGCTCTTGTGGCGCTCGATCACCATGTCGGCATAGCGCCGGATGTTGGGCCTGAGCCGGTCGCCGAGGCGGTCAAAGGCATCGTTGTCGAGCAAAAGCGCGCCGATCAGGCCGTGCTCAGCCTCGATGTTGGCAATGGCCTCAAGCTCAAAACCTTCAACCGGTGCATTCATGCGGCCACCTCTTCTTTCGCGTGATATTTGCCGCCCAAAACGGCCTCAAATTTGCTGGCCGTGAGTAGCCACGCGAGGTCGCACGCCGTCCATTTACCGCTCTTTCCGGTCAGAAAATCGGATTCGGCCACGAAGCCGAAATACCGGTCAAACCAGTCGATTCCATCGGCAGTCGTGAGCGCCAGGCGCCGGCCTTTGCGCTCGCCTTTTTCGTGGATCGAGGTCATGACCCAACGCCAGCGCGATCGCATGGCGTCAGCGTTTTTTCCGGCCTTGAACAGACTTTTTCGAATGCCGGGCAGCATTGGCAAATGAGCGCAATACCGGTCGATCAGGTCATCGATCGGACATGGCGGGATTGGCGGGACCAGCGTCAGCGGTTCCGCCAAAGAAGCTTTAGCTTCTTCTTCTTTATTAGGTGATGGTGGAGGGCATTCATTAAGCACATCCTTGGGTTTTTCTTGTGGAATGCTTGTAGCATTGCCTGTAGCATCCTTGGGTTTTGCTCCCCAGCGTGCTTGCGCAGCCTTTTCCGCCTTCTCCGATGCCTTCTTGGCACGCTCATCAGCAGCGACCATTTCATGCTCGACGCGCTTGTGCCACCAAACCCCACCAGCCACCTTT